CCGGACCTGCTGAATAAGACGCAGGGGCGGTTCCACAAGCACCAAGTACAAAGTACAAATTAAAAGTCCCGAGAGCTGAAACGTTACTGCTGTCAAAATCCATCGTTACATTACTTGGAGTGGGTGCTGTTGTCTTAACTAGGGCATTTGCCCAAGTACGTGTAGCATGCGTATACGCACCGGCATTTAAAAAATTAGCCCACAAAACTTCATCAGTAGTGTGTGCAATATTTCCGGAGCTGATTTGGTGAGGACGAGCATACATTTGCAGATTCCACTCTGCGGGCTCGAACGCATCTGTAAACATTTTACGGCCACGACGTGAAGTACCCGCGACAATGTCTGCCATTTCATTAACAGCTACTTCAGTAGTAGCTGTGGATTGTGAGAAAGAGAACCCGTCAAGAACAGGAAGCTCCCAGAAGTAGCCGTCCTTTTCCGCATAGACATGGGTATCTCTAGATAGTTGTAATTGTGCTGCCATAGTATATCTCCTATGATCTTGAAAAGGCTAGGTCGTGAATCGTTTGATTCGTGCCAGCATTTTCTTAGTAATGAACCTGTATCAGAACTTCTCCTACTCCGTACGGTTCAAGAACTCCTTCGTCAGTTTCTATATTGACGATTTTAATATCGTGAGTTTTTTGTGCAAGACCTTGCTTATCAGTGTAAGATAGCGCACCATTTTCATCTAAAACCGTTTCTACGTCTTCAATTAATTTATCTAATGCTATTACAGCATCCTCTTCTTGAACGTAGCAACGTATTGTTACACTTAGGTATCGGTCTCTATAGCCTGCACCTTGATACTCTCGTGTTTCTGATCCTGCATTAATATGAAGTGCAGGAAACTCTTCAATTTCATCCCAAAATTTTAAGCGTGGATGAACATTATTAAATACATCTGTAAGAAAGTCTCCGCTTCCGTCAATTTTCTTTAACTCTCTAACTAAAGCATCTACTATTGCAGAGCGGCGAGTTGTATAAGGTCTTCCGACAAATGACTGTGACACTTACACTCTCCTAGTATAAAATCTTCCAATAGCAAACTGAACGGCTATTTCTCTGATTGACTTATCAATTAACTTTCTAGGATCTCGATCTACACTACCTTGACGATTTCCCTGCTCAAATGTTTCATATGGATTTCTTTGATATGTGTAGCCAATACTTGGAAATCCTTTTGCAGTTCGAGTAATGTCTGTTACTCGAACACTGCTTGCAAATCTTCCTGTTTGATTTTGTAAAGCAGGAGGTATCATATTTTTTTGCACCACTCCCGGCAACTGTTGATTAAATATACCAATGTAACTTGCTATTGAGTAAGGCGATTTTTGTGTTTTAGCTACAGGAAATTTTGTTTTTGGTACTTTTGCTTTTCCGAGCGCCGCAGTAGAGGTCTTTTTTAACTTAGAGCTGCTAGTAGAAGAAGCTTTTCTTGTTGAGTTTTCTATCTTAGGCTCTTTAGAGGTTGTCACCCCTTTTTTCTTTTTAAACTCTTTTAGTACAGCTTTAGTTGCTTTTTTCTCAAATCTCTGAGTAGGGGTATCGGAACCTTTTAAACCAGCAATCGGTTTTTTATTGTTTAATCTTTTAATTCCTGCGCGAATTTGAGCGAGTAGCTCATCTTTCAACCTTGCGCTTTCAAAGCCAGCGTTTCTATTGTCCATTAGGCTTTGGGCGCTAAATATAAAACTTTCTGTGGAATCGTCTCGTATAAGATCTAAATTAATTCCTAAAGCTTCAAGATTAGACATTAATACTTCTCGACTAGCTTTTGAAGTATAGTTTTGATTTATAGCAGTATCAATTGCATCTCTGACTCTACTTTCTAAAATTCCAGCGCCCTCCATGTGGCCGCCTTCAACAAGATCTGTACCTTTTGTTATTTCTGTTTTGCCTTCTTTCATGCGGTCATTTCGTATAAACCGCTTTTTTTCTGTATCAAAGTATCCGTCTTTTACAGCTTTATTCAATCTTCGGTTATATTGCTCTTTTAAAAACTCATTCAACCCAAGTACAAAAGTATTTAATTCTGATGTGTATAATTTTTTTAACTTGTCAAAATTATTAAAGTTAGGGTTTTGATCCGGTGTTGCTTTAGGATTTGCAGTCTCTAAAAGAGTTACTTTAATAAAATGTTGATTTGAAACTATCCTAACATCTCTTGTTTTTTTAAAACTTTGAGCTTGTGTTCTACAAGCTTGAAATATGTTATCTGCACCAGTCTCTACATAGTTTTGAACGTCTTCTTTTCCAAAAAGATTAAGAATATCTCTATGTTCAAATTCTTTTTTTATTTCTTCTACAAACAATCGAGGAAGAAAAACAAAATGGTTTGTTCGCCTATCAGCAGTTTGTCTTCTATACGCATCACTAGTTTTTGATAGGTCTTTTTCTAAATCAAGTAAAAAAGCCTCTAAGCTAGAACGAGACATTAAAAGTTTTTATACAGATCAAGTACGCGTTTTATATGGTCAGGAAACGCTACACTACTGTCTTGGCTGCTAGTTCCGGGATTCTGTAAAGTTGCACCTGCAAGAGTTTTTCTCTCCTTGTACTCATCTCTGTAGTAGTAAGTAATTAAATCAATTACCGCCAGCTTTAAATCGCTAGGCAGAGTTGAGTACCCAGCACGATAAGTAACTTTTACAGCACCTGGTCCTCTCGGCCAGTTTCGATAAGAAGATCCAGTCACATAGAATACAGTATCTGTGTTTTCGTCCAGATAGTAATTTGTGCTTGTCACAGCCTGATAACTAGAGGTGACTGAATCTCTTGTTTCTACGGCACTTACCGATACTACAGGACTTTCAGTTAGTTGTACTAAATGAGTATTCCAATCAATGGTAAATGTCTCAACTTTATCTGTAGAATAAAAATCTACAAATGTATTTCCACAATAAGTTTTTACTAATTGGCTCACAGACGTAATAAGCTGCGAAAGATTGTAATCATCTTTCGGATTCTGTATGCCTTCCATGTCTTTATACTCAGTGAGAGTTATTAAATTAGCCATAAGTCAATTAATAAAAACTTGGGGAGGTTGCCCTCCCCAGTTCAAGATTATGCGTAGTCGAGCTTAACAGCAGCAGCCTTACCAGCTACAGAGTCAAACAACTCGTCAAATCCAAGGTGTTGAGTACCAACAATGAGGCGTCGCTGTGCAGCAACTTCATAGTCAGTCTCTACTGATACACCGCGGAGGCGTGGCATAATAAAGTTAGAAGTGTTTACGGCGATAACACCGGCGTTCTCACCAGCAACAGTAGTAGCCGTAGGAGCTACGAAGTTGTCAGAGATAACTACGGGTGAGCCATAAACTGCACCAACTTGACCAGTCAGCTTCAGAGCGCGGTCTGAACCGACTTCGAAGACGTTGTCAAACTCAGGATCATTAATCAGATCATGATACGCATCTTGTGATACGATGTAAACAATGTCTTGTGGCATGAGGCCATATACACCCATTGACTTACGGAGAGATACAAGATCAACCGCAGCAATAGTTGCAACAGAACCGGCAGCAGCAAACTTGTTACTAGCACCAGCACCTGAGTTACCGCCAGCAATCGCCATAGCGTCGAGACCAGCGATACCTGCACCATTACCATTCAGGATTGCCTTATCAACAGCGCGAGCGTGTGAACGTGCAATACCTTGAGTCAGCATAGGCATAAGATTTACAAGGACTTCCTCGTCGATGTAGTTGTCCATGTAAGTAGTAGAAATCAAACGATCTACAGTCAGGATCTTCTGCTTTGCATTATAAGTACCCTGAACGTCATCAGTTGATTCACGGTTGCCCAAACCAGTACCGCCAGCAGCCTTAGAAGCGTTAGCATCTTCGCCGCCAGTTGACCAAGTTGCAGTGTTAACATCAGTCTGCAGAGGAATAACAGTAGACTTAGAGTTTACAGTCATTTCACGGAACAGATTTGCAACACGCAACTCAAGCTCGATTTCCTTCTCAATTTGAGTAGAAACCTCTTGAGCAATATCAGGAGCATTTGCAGCGCCTGTGTAGCCGATACCAGCTTTCTCAAATACAGATTTAGCATAGTCAGTATCAAAGCCCTTCTGAGTCATAACGCCCAGGAGGTGTGCATACATAAGCTCTTTGTTGCCCTTGATGTTAGCGCCACCTTCACGATCAGCGAATACACGCTTTGACTCGCGAATTTTGGTGAGCTCTTCATTTTTCTCTTGAAGTTGTGCTTGGAAAGATGCAACGACTTCTTCAATCTTTGCGTCCTTCTCAGCCAGCTTAGACTCGATGTCTGCCATCAGGCGATCAGCACCTGACTCAACACCTACACGAATAGCTGATTGAACTTCTTCTTCTTGAGCAGCTTTCTCAGCAGCTTCTTGAGCCGCCTTCTCTTCTGCTTCTTGAGCTGCCTTCTCTTCGGCAGCTTTTTGCTCGGCTTGCTTCAATGCAATCTTAGCAGCAGTCTCTTCTGCTACTTTCTTCGCAAAAGCTTCCAAGTCGACTTCGGGAGTTTGTACTTCCGACATAATGATCTCCTTGTCGGCGGATTTTTCCGCTTCGTCCGGTGTTTCACTAGCTACCGATGAATTTTCATCCTTAGCCAGAGACTGACCGGCTAGATCTACACGATTGGTGAAAGTTTTCTTGAACTCATTATACTCTTCTATAGAGTCAA